AATCGTCTTGTTACCAAGCACACCGTCCTTGTCTACAGCAACTCCACAGTTAATTATGGCTTGTTGTAGTGACATAACTGCCTGCTTCTTACCTGATCCCCATGCCATTCCAGTAACAAATATAGCAACATTTTGAGACTTAAACTCGTCCGCTCTAATTGTATTCCAGTATAACGTCTTGAAGACATTAAACCAGTCATCACTGTTCATAGAATAGAAACGTGCGTCGTTATTTTTACCATACATACTTTTCCATACAGCATATGTAATTCCAACGTTCGTATGGTAACCACCTAATCCTTTATATGGCGTAGGGCATGGAGTAGAACTTGCTGAGTCGTTTTTATCTCTGGAAAGTCCTCCCTCCCACTTCTTTACAAATAATATGTACTTGTCAATTAAAGTCATTTGAACTTGAATAATAAAACGATTAATAATATAAGGAACGCAATGATAGCAATGAACCTAAGGTTGTAAGCTAGACCCCTCTTCTTCTCTTGCTTGATCTCTTTCTTGTTAGTCTTGTAGATATACTTTATCTGAGTCTTTACAACGTCGATGCTGTCGTGCTGTGTCTTCCACTTGTACCTAACCTCGTACCTTGTCGGAGGAAAAACTGGCTCTGGGCATACTGTACTAACCGTTCTATATACAATCGAGTCCTTACCGTCCTTACCTTTTACAGTGTCGGTTACAGTAACCACTACAGTGTCACCTTTTATCTTTCCACCAAACTTGATGAACTTCTTATATCCTTGCTGTGCCTTGTGAGCGTCAGAACAACTCATCACCCCAACAAATAAAGATGTAGATATAATGGTAGCTATGATAAGTGTTATTAACTTCATTCCTCTATCTTTTTTCTAACTTGCTTTGCCTTAACTATTAAGTCATAGAACTTCTTCAAGAACGAGTAACCTTTTATAACCTGCCAGTTCTCGTCTATAGACACAACCTCGTTAGCAATGAATATGATCGATATAATCTTTGTTGATACGTACGGTATGCTTACCCATGACTTCGTGAACTCGTTCAACAGATAGTAGTCTAAAAAGTACGTTAGAAGTATCACAAATGTATAGCCACCCACCTTGGGAACAAATCCGTACCTAAACTTCTTTGATGACGGCTTTATTCCGTTCTTCCTAGCCTTCTTTATTCCGTATATTGAATCTATAACTGACACTAACGCTACTCCTAGTACTAAAAATGCTACTGGTGAAAAGAAAAAAAGTATACCCTTAAGAACTGCCGTTGAGGCTTCTACGATGTGATGTTTCATTCTACAAAGGTACTTAAAAAACAACTTAGTGTCAGTTAGTTATATAGTGCTGATTATGTGATAGTTGGTTAAACTGGATCAGCAGCTCCTAGCGTAACACATACAGCACCAGCACTTAAACTAACTAATGTGAATGGCTTCTTTATGTCTCTAGGCGTGATAATTGAACCTCTAGGTACTGCTCTTGATGGATTAACTATATAGTCAGCTAAAACATCTACCCCATCTTGTTCTAATACATTTATTATAGTTGTATCAGAGACTGATGTTATAACATACATGTTTGCAGAAAATGTATGTGCATAATTTATAACTACAGACCCTTGTCTAGCAGTTAGTATTTCATTCCATGAGTTTGGCATAATCTATTTTTTATTTTTTGTGTTATTAATATGTGCTGATACTATCCTTAAGTTAGACTTAGAGTTAGACCCGCCCTTAGCTAGTGTCTTCTTGTGGTCCACCACTTGTCCTGGCTTTGCCTTCATTATCTTTCTCGCCTCAACCCTAGTGGCGTGCTTCTTCTTCTCCAATGGCGTAGCATTCTTCTCAGCCTTGTACGCCTTACCCTTCTCTGACTGGTTCCACTTCTTGGATGTCTCCTGGTGCTTGGCTCTAGCGGCTTTATTATTTCTGTAGTAAATAGCGGTTTTTCCTAGCTCCATGTCACAAAGTTACAAATTTAATTCGAAATTAAACCCACGATAATCTTTACCTCTTTTAGTAAATTTAATAGCTAACGATATTCTTGCTTTATCTATTCCAGTATGTACTCTTAATTCATTAGATGAGCTTATAGGTATTTTTTCATTACTACTATTAATCAAATAAATAAGAGGATCTTGTTTTATTCCCTTTAGAAAATTATTTTTATAAAAATTAAATGGTATCTCTTTTAGAATTGATTCTTTAGTTATTTTTCTTTTAATATACATATCAATATATCTACCCGAATTAGTTCTTATCCAATTCTGTATATTTGTAGTTATAAATGATTCAACTTGCTTTCTATTTTTTATATTGTATTTTTTAGTTATTTTATACATAACAGAATGAGATATACCATGCTTTAGCATTACGTCATTTTTCTTCATTCCTGACATATAATCTTTTATTATTAAATCACATCTATCATCATCAACAGAAAATGGAGACCCACCTTTGCCTCCTATTTGAGCATTATAGTTTGAATTATTATTTATGTACTTAGCCGTTACTAAAAACCTCTCCTCTTCTTTAGCTTCTTCTATCGTGTTAAAAAAACAAAGAGGAATTGTTATAAAGTTTTTATATCCATGTTTTACTACTGCACTTATTAACGGAGATTTTGTTCCATATTTTTTTGTAGCATTTGCGTATGCCTGGCTTTTTATTCCGCATCCTATATATCCATCATTCATTTTATTTGTAGAATGATATCCTATATATGTTTTATTATTTACAAGGCATTTTGTTTGATATGTAAAAATATATTTTGGCTTACTCTTTACTACTACTGCCATAAAATATCTTATTTACTAATAAATTTGGATCATTAAGATCTTCCTTCCGTCCTTCACATCCGCAGTCCTCAACACCTACCGCCTGGGCAGCCATCTTGACGGCATACGCAATGCCCGTTCGTTCGAGCAGAAACTCTACAGTGTCACCAAGACCCTTGTGCTTCTTGATGACCTGGATCACTTCTTCTTACCGCCCTTACAGAACTCCATTCCACGCTTGCCATACTCCTGCATGCGCTCCTTCTTTCCTTCAGACTTTTCGTGCTTCATCTCAGCCTTCTTAGATGAGTACTTCTCGCCCGTCTTTTTTTCTCTTATCATGATACAAAGGTAGTTAAATAATTTCAGTTGAATATCCCATCTGTTCGTAAGCTAAACTAGCATACTTATCAGCCGATTTCAAGTCTTGCATCTCAGTTGGTAGTATCTCAACTGTAAAACTACCTTGCTGAACATCTGTAAAGATTGGTTGATTACTATCAAAAGTTGCTCTACTTGCGTATGTCATAACTGCTATCTCTAATGTTTTACCATCTGCTCGTGCTGCAAATTCTAAACGTGCATAAATGCTTTCTAGTTTCAACTCAGTACCTGAAATAATAATACTTTTTTCTGCGTTTGATTTTATTAAAATTGCCATAATTATTTATTTTTTATGCTAAAATACCTAAATTTCTCAATGCTTTTACTACTTGTCCAATTGTGTAACCATCAAATGTAGCCGTATCATTTGCTATTAAAGATGTATTACTTACAAATGTTGATGCTGCTACTGCCGTTGTTTCTTGATAAAGTTTAATAACATTACCATTCTCAGTTTTAAAATGAGGTGCTGCGTTACCAGCTGTTATGTCAGCTGAGTATTGTTTAAATCCATCAATGATTGATGCCGTTGGAGCTGTTCCATTTGGAAGATAAATAACCCCTACATCATTTGTGTCCTCTGTTGGAGCTTGTAAAAGTAAATTTGATTGAGATGTTATTGAGGCTCTTAATGCGTTTGTTCCATTTTTATTTAAGGAGAATTCTGCTGAACATTTTTGGTCTCCCGCAAATGTTCCTTTTGACCTTGCTCTAATTATCAAAGCATCTTGACCAAATGAAGTTCCGGCATAGGTAGTAGCGAATTTTAAACAAGAACTTTCATTTGCCACAGTTGCAGAGCCGGTACCAATTTTTATTGCTGTATCATTTGAAATACCATAAGCGTGAAGTTTTTCAAGAGGAGCAGAGATTCCAACTCCAAGTTTTGTTTGAATAAATGACTCTTCACCCGTCCAATTTGATAGCCTCCAAAATTGAGTCGTTGCATCGCTAAAATATCCCCTCAAAGATGGAGAGCTAGGATTAAATGACATTGAATAACTTGTGTCATTACCTAAAGTAAAACTTCCATTTCCTTGTATCTTTATTAAATTAGCAGTATTAGCACTATTCCGAACTCTAATTGCTATATCGGTTGACAATGCTCCTTGCGCTCTTACGTCAAGTCTTACAGTCGTTGCTGGTGTTGCTCCAACTCCTAAACGTTTGTTTGTGTTATCCCAAAACAAAGCTGAGTCTTGTTCTAACAAGTTACTACCATTTTGAAATAAAATTCTTCCAACAGTTCCTGAAGCAATAGCAGTAGTTCCAACTGTTAAGCCGCTTCCTCCTGATGGCGTCGGGATGTTCAAGACATCTGACACGAATGTTGCAGCACCCGTTCCAGTAGTTGTTAGCGTTATTGGGTTTTGTTTACCATTAAACGTACTCCAGTTTGCTGAACTTAATGCACCCCTATTCACCGCGCTTGCTGTCGGTAGGTTAAGAGTATGTGACGTACCAGTTGATACTATATTAAAGTCAGTTCCAGATCCATTTACACCTATAGTTTGAACAGATCCAGTCAACGAGTTAAGTGCAGTGATACCTGTGCCTGCCATGATTCCACTCTGCTGAGTAACGGTTAAGATAACTGATGCTGATGAAGGAGGAGGACTGCCTGCTGCATAAAACTGCATAGTAACATTAGTGTGATTTGTAGTGCTCCACATTAACTCATAATACTGACCTGCAACTACACTTAATACATAATTCCATGATACAACTACATGACCTTCATTACCTGCTCCTGATGCTTTTCTTTTAGGTACTTGAACAAATCCTGCACTTCCTGCTACATCAGTTCCATTAAGCCTTAACCAAATTGTAACATCATGCTCTGCATTATCTACATTCTGAAACTGCGAACTGAACTGAAGATTGTAGATGCCAGTGTTAGCAAAAGTGATACGAGTTAAGTTAGTGCCATTAGTTACTACTGATATGCCATTAGCTATATCAACAGTCCTTAATATCATTGCATAACCTACATTGGATGCAACAACAGTCTGTGTTACATTATCTTGGAATGCTCCATAATATCCAGTAGGATTTGGAGTTGCTGTATTGTTAAGCACATTAGCTCCAGTCAATGTGAGACCAGAACCAACAGTTATCTCCTCCATTATGCCTGAACCAACTGAACCACGTCCTACCAGCTTACCAGTGTTCATGGATGTTGTTATAGTGCCAGACGTTGTTATAGGTCCTCCAGAGATTAGTCCAGCTGTGTCTATACTTGACACCGTCCCAGTTGATGCTGGAGCCCATGTCTGGTCACCTCGTAAGTACGTCGTATTGTCAGCTGTCCCAGTCCCAAGGTTGAACGTTGGGATCAGGTCTACCAGCGAGAACGGTATTATCTTGCCTAGTACTTTCTTTAATGGACGTGGAAAAATGCTCATATTAGTTGCAAAGATAGTTAAAAAACACTACATTTGGGCATGATTAAAATTAATGGAAAGTCAATATACACGCTAGAGCGACGAAAAAAAAAGAAGCCAGCACCTAAGTACCAGAGAGTAACACCCGACAACGACTACCTGAAGTACTACAGAGTTGTACGCTACTGGGCGATGCGTCAGTACGACATAACGGGACCAGAGCTAGACGTGCTACTGTTCCTATACTCAGAGCGTCTGTTCAACTACTCAACCTTCGTAGAGTTCTGCAACATAATGCACTGGGATAGGGCTAGATTCAAGACGCTAACCGACAAGGAACTAATACACGTGTGGCGTAGGTCAGGGTGGAAGGAGATAAGACTATACGAGCTCACCTATAAGGCAAAGCGAATGGTCAACTCCATCTACAAGAAACTAAACGGTGAGGAGCTTATACCACTGTCCCACCACAACCCAGTTATGAGCAGCAGTGGGAGCTACACCGACAAGGTGTACGCAATGGCTATAAAGAGGATGAACAAGGAAACTAAAGAACGACGGCAACATCCTGCTCCCGAATGATGCGGTAGGTCTTGTCGTCGATTGTTATGTGATGACCCTGAGCCTTGTCGAACATTATGTTGACACCAACGATAACATACTTTACCTCTGGACCGACATGCATGACCACACCGTCGTGGTAGCGCATCTTGGATGCGTTGTCGGCTGTTGTTATTAAACCAGTCATGGACTCCTTGTGGTCCACGACTGATTCTTCAATTATAATGTAGTTACTTAGAACCCTCATCGTCTCGAATGTTTGTTATTATTGCGTTTGTACTTAGTATCGTCGTGGCTACAGACACTGCGTTCTTGAGCGCAGACCGAGTAACCTTCGTCGGGTCGATAACACCCATCTTCATCATGTCACCGAACTTGTCGTTCTTAACGTCGTAGCCGTAGTACCTAGACTTGTTGCTACAGATCTCTACGCCTATCTCGATGTGGTTCTTGCCAGCGTTCTTAAGGATCCGTCTGAACGGCTCCTCGATTGCGTACAGCATTATGTCTGCCGCCTTGTCGTATGACTCAGACTTGCCAAGCTCAATGATTGACCCAGCCCGTAACAGTGCCATACCTCCTCCAGGAAGTACGCCCTCCTCGATGGCAGCCTTTACAGCCAGCACAGCGTCGTCCGTTCTATCTTTCAGTTCCTTCTGCTCGATGTCAGAGTTAGCACCAACGTAGATTACGCCTACGCCTCCAGAGATGTTAGCTAGACGCTCTTTAGTGAACTCGATGTCCTCTTGGTCAATCTTGAGGTCTAAACTCTCTGTGAGGGCTTTAAAATGCGTGTCAAGGTTCTCGTTAACATCCTCTGACGGGATAATGATCGTCTTAGACTGTCCTACAATCACTTTCGATGCTCGTCCCAACCCAGCAAAGTCAACGTTGGCAACGTTGTCACCAGTTGTTGCGGAGTAGTACTTACCGCCCAGTGCGATTGCAAGGTCCGTCATAAGTTCGTCCTGACGGTAGCCCATGCTCGGAGGAATAATATTGGCAGCCTTGATGCGACCCTCGTACACGTTCTTGTTCAACGTCTGTATCGTCTGTAAGTTCATCTGACCGATAATTAACAAAGACTCACCCCTCTCGATGATTGGTCCCAAGATTGCTATCATGTGCTCCAAGTTAGTGATCTCCTGGTTCGTAATCAGAACCCAAGGATTAACAAGAACGCACTCGTTCTTTCTTACGTCGTTCACGAAGAATCTACTAGTGAACCCTCTGTCAACCTTGATGCCGTTAACAATCTCTGTGTGCGTCTTGGTTGTGCGGCTGTTCTCAACAGTTACGTGTGACACCTTACTGTAAGTGTCAGCTATAATAGCACCCAGCTTTGAGTCGTTGTTAGCCGAGATGGTCGCAACGTCCAAAAGCCTCTTACCACTCACTGGCTTCGACATCTTTACCAACTGTGCGTCCATCTTCTCTGCGATGTCGTTTATGTGTCTTATGACCTCAGTCGTGTTAGTCGTCTCGTCGAACTCCTCGTCAGCTGCGTCAATAATCGCTCCAGTGAGAACCACAGAGGTCGTAGTGCCATCACCTGCCATAGTAGCTGTCTGTGAGGCTGCCTGACGGACTAGCTGCACCGCTAAGTTCTCAACTGGGTCGAATAGATTAATTCCCTTTGCGACGGAGACCCCGTCCTTTGTTATTGTTATACCTCCAGTGTGGAGTTCTGACTCCATCAGTACTGTGTTACCCATAGGTCCTAGAGTGGATCCTACAGCCTGGTCGATCTTGCGGATGCCAGCCTTTAACTTCTGACGACCTTCCTCGTCGAAGAATAATTGTTTTACTATCATTTAATTTAATTTTATGCGAATATAGTTATTTTATATTAAACTTCTCGTCGTAGTGCGATAAAACTTTATCTGCGAACGACATCGGGTCCGAGTGCTTGACGTCCGTGGCAGATATTACCGCCCTGCGCCAAAGCTCAGACCGATGGATATCGTGCGCTGACTTTCTGTCGGACTGTATGTCAATGTAGGCATTGACAACACTAGACATGCTCTCCACGCTGTTAGATCTAGATATCAAGAAGTCAAACTCCGAAACGTTCTTTGTGTCTGCATACGCATCGATTGAGTTCTTGAATATATCTACCGACCCATCAACCTCAAGCAAAGACTTAAGAAGTATTCGTATGTCCTCTATATCGAACATAGGTCATAGTTTTCTTCGTACATGTACTCGTAGCTCACCTCCATCGGTGCAAAGCGTGACACTCGGAACGCTGGCTCCTGCCAACGACCTCCCAACAAAGGCTGTGGGATCGCTCCGTTACGCACCTCGTCCAATAGCAAGCCCGTCACTATGCCGTCGTTGTCTAACACCTCCCGAATGGTGTACATGCTGTCCCTCTTAACCCACGTCTTGTATGCCTTCGTTACGAACATCAGCTGGTCCGCCTTGATGCTGTCGTCTATACATACGACCTTTTGTCCCTTACTTAAGCCCATCTTCTCTGTTCTTTAGTTCTTCGTTAAACGTCTCCAGGTACATCTCGTCCTTACAGTACCCACCGTCAAGTATCGCCTCGATGTGGTCCGTAGCCATGTCCTTTATCAAGGTCCACTCAGTCTCCAGTAGTCTGTTCATGTCCTTGTCGTAGTTACGACCCCACCTTAAGTACTCCCGTCGTGTCGACCACTCACCGTCGTCGTGCACCGAGATCTCTGTGTAGTCCATCGTATCGTACACCCTCCTTGGGTAGTCACTCCCACCGTCCACAGCGTAGTACTGACCGTTCGCATCTGTGTGCGAAACAAAGTCGTGTCTGTTCGTCGAAACGATGACCGTCCCGTCTGGTGTCCTAATTGCATTATAAAGTACTCTCTTCATCCTCGATTTGTTTTAAAATTAATTGTCTGTTATACTCCTCCCTATCGACGGCATCAAACTCGTCCGCCCGAAGGTACTTCTTTATTCTTAGATCTGACAAATAAAGTTGATGTTTCAATCCATTCATTTTATCTTGCTCTAGTATCATCCGTTCTACGAAACTGTCCATAGTTTAAGTTAAATGACGCTGTAACCCCCGTCCTGCCTCACTTGTGTCGCAACTGTGTCGCAAAATGCTGCTGTAGTGTCGCAAAAATGCTGCTAGATTTCGGCTTAACGTCTTGATTATTAATCGTTTATCTGTTTTTAGTGTCGCTGGAGCGTCTCCGACGAAATTTTTTTTTTTTTTTATTTTATGGGGGTGCAATTATTCTTATTGTACCCCCCTTATATAGGCTTACTTTTTTTTTCAAATTATATTTCTTCTTTTTTCCTACACAGCAACACTAAAAGAAAGATAGAGTAGTGGTAGTAAGGATCTAGCTGTTTTTTTTGCGACATTTTTGCGACATTCTGCGACATTTACCTACACGATTTTGGTTGAATTTTGCGAAAAATCGGTTTTTGAGCAAAAAATAGAGCCGAAATAATTATCCGACAAACATTCGGCTACTCAGTATACATGATTCCAATCATCGACTGAAGGTGATCTTTTCTGTATGTCAAAGATATCTGCTTACCATCTCTAACTGGAGTAAAAATCCATGTAGTCTCAGTTGAGTTGTCTGACAACTCCTTCACGTATGTAGGACCATAAAACTTTTGGTCGTACTCCTTAAGTATTTGCTTTAAGTAATCAACAACCCACTTGTCGTTTGACTTAATGTAAGAGACACCATCGCATCTGCTGTCGTCAATTGAATACCACTCTCTGTCTGGTCCGTCAGATTCAATCATCTTTGGAGTTGGTACCATCATCTGTGCTGCTGTAGCGAAAATCATTCCGACTGTCATTGCTACTGTTAAAATTACTGATTTCATCTTTATTAGTTTTAGATTTATGCTTCGTTGCATGTCTCAAATATAAGCATAAAAAAACCGTCCAGTCAACTTAATGTGATGGACGGTCAATATTTTAGGTTGAACGGTATTTAACCCTTAGCCTTATAAGTTTTAAATGTCGCTCCAGCAGGTATAATACCCTTACCAGACTTGTCAACACCCATTCTAGCCTTAGATCCTTTCCATGCAGCAAACTCAGACTGGTTGACCTCTCTAGGAACTGAACCAAGTTTATTGTCTCCGATTACATATACGTAAGGAGTTGCCTTTTTTCTAGAAGCAGTGATCTTAATCTCTGGCAATGTAGTTACCTTAGATGTCTTCTTAGCTGTAACAGTTACCTCAGGTAAGTCCTTTACTACTGGTTTACTTGCAGTTGTCTTCTTTACTGGTGTAGAAGATACAGTTTTAGATTGAGCAACAGTCTTCTTTACTGGTGTGTTAACCTTCTTGAATCCTGGGATAGTTTCCATAGTGCTAATCATAGTTCCCTTCTTAGGAGGAGTGCCAGCAGCCATGTTTCTTTGTGTAAATGCCATAACGTTATTTTTTTAGTTTGTATACAAGTACAAAGGTAATAAAAAATGTTAGATATGCGGGGTGATCAGATAATATATACGTTTCAGGCAAGGTCGACGCATAGGAAAACGGTTTATAATTCGCATGGGGGGTGCTGATTTCCAGTACTTCCGTCAGATTTTCTAGCTTTTTGTGTGGGGTGCACACCTACCTTACTACATCCCTTGTGTGCTGTAGGATGTGTTGTGTTGTAGGTCTCATATACCTACCTATTAACCTACCGTTCGCCTGACTGACTAACTGTCTGTCTATCAGTAAGCTAAGCTCTATTTAACATAATAACAGTTATAGGACAAGTCAACCTATCACACTGTCTGTCAGTCAGTTAGTGAATCCATACGTACGTGTGTACGTGTGCGCATGTGTACGTGTGTGTTTCTTATATTCTTGGGGAGAATACGCTGTATCCCTTTGTTTATGCGTGTTTAGACATGGAATAACATCACCTACCTAACTCCCCACATTAAACATGAGTTTATCTGTCTGTCGTTTGTTATATCTGTCAATCGTTGCTACGAGTGAGTTGTAGCGTTATTGGTACTTGGTGGACTACGTAGTTCTACTTAGTTGTGTCTACGTGTTTATACGTAATTTTAAACTTATGTCAAAAAAAAGTATTGTTTATCGATTCAGTTGTAGTAGATTTGTTTCAGTCAAGCAATCGAGCTGACTTAGTTTTTGAAACCCGAACAATACATGTGACGTTAAGCCCAGGCATTATGCACAATGTAGTAAGAAGTGCGAACGGTGAGGCACTAGGCTTTCGAGTCGAATAGGTCTCACAACTAACGAGTATTACAGTTCATATTTATCTAGTTCTTTGACATGCTGAATTAATAACAAAAGATGTGGAGCATCGGTTGAGCCTTACGAACGTTAAGTAGTAAGTAGTCTCATTTACCTCTATCAGTGATGATACAAGGTCGTTAGTTTTAGTTAACGCTATAAGCCCTTAGTCAGTTATTAATCTCAGTTGAATTATTTGATGCCACAATCGGTGAGGAGGCTATACGATAAGATCACTCAATAATAATAACGAGTTTCGTAGATGATGATAGCATCTACAAATTAACTTTATAGGATGTGTAGGTTTGATTCCTACTATATAAGCGAGATGCATCCGAGTAAATACCCCTATCAAATGAAGAGTTTATGTAGTTCGTTACTACGATAGGGGACTAACCAATAAAACCCTGGGAAATATGAGTTTAGCACCATTTAAAAAAGGAGAATTAGTTATAGCATTAGCCGACTTTCCACATTATAAAAATCATGGATTTAATACTCCAATTATAGGAGAAGTTTATACTGTTAAAAACATTAAAATAATGCGAGGTGATAATGGCTATAGTTGGTTTATGACACTAGAAGAAATATCAAATACACCAATAACTTATGATGGTAGAACTGATGAGATCCATTGGATATTTAAATGTTTTAAGAGAGTTGAAGTTGACTCAATTAAAGAAGAAGTTGAAGAAGAAGTTGAAATATATAATTAACACCAAACACCACCACCACATGAGCGTAAAAATCATTAGAATTGAGGGTAAGTTCGAGGTCATCGGATACTTTCAAGAAGGCGTACTAGTAAGAGAGCGCAAGAGAATCATTAGAGATTGGAGATAATCGATTGCCCTTAGGGGTGATTAGATGATCTCATACTAAAACAATACCTTAAGAAGATAGATTAACCAACAAAAACACACACCATGAAGTACGAACTAACATTTAAAACAGACAAAGGTCTTTACAAGAACTTCATTAGGGAGTTTAATAACGACCGACATCGTGATAACTTCATCGACAAGGTCGAGCGAGAGTACGGATGGAAATTAATAGGAATGACACCAATAAAAAACTAGAAATTATGAATAAGAGACAGACAGAAATATTGAACGATTTGAAGAATCAGTTTGAGTTAATGAACGCCAGATCAGTGGTAAAGACTTCACTGATAGACATAGCATCAATCACAAGAGACATTGATGAATCAAAGGTAATCAGACGAGAGGTCGAGTTACAGAATGAGATATTAAGGAAAGAACTTTACGGAGAATTTACTAGTAAGTTGAAGCAAGTTCAATTGGAGTTGAATGAACTAGGAATCTATTCAGAGTTAAGAGAAGACGGTAGTAACTTACGTATTGGTTCACATAGACAATCTCAGTTCTTCTTTATTTCTAAATATGACGCTACAGACTATTACAGTTTACCCGATGGTAGCTCATACCAAAAATTTACTAAGTTGCAAATCCATATCAGACATGGTGTTTACTTCGATACTGTAGATGAATTGGTAAAGACAAGAGATTTTATTGACCGTATAAAAGTATTAGCGAGATAGTATTCACATTAATTAAAACACAAATCATGAAAACAATAAAATTATATGACAGAAGACGATACGACAGAGTTATAGGTCTTTTAGAGGAAGATGGAAAGGTAGTTCTAATGAACTTCATGCAAGGAGATTTTAAAGGCGCATCTGATATGTTAACTGATGTGCTGACTAGTGGAACAACAGATGAAAAGCTGATGGTTATCTTTAGACAAATGACAAAAGGTAGGGATGCACATGACGTAGACTTATTAGATTTAATATGCGAAACGTTTTGTGATTCTTATGTGTTTTCTGATGTAAATCAATTCACTACAGATGTGAAGCGATTCTATCGTAATGTGTTTAATCGGTGCGACACATATTTTCTATCTGATTGCTTAGAGGACGAGATTGATGGTTATATTGGTGACGAGGCTGAAGGGTTATGTATTCAGCACATGTCATTTAGAATTATTGCTGATGCATTAGATGTAGACATTCATAACATCTCTCAAGAGGTAGCAAAAGAGTTTTTAAATGCATCTGAACTAAAAAGAATTATAGCTAGAGTTAGAAAAGAAATATCAAACCCTGGAGCATACAGTATGACTGATGTTCTTAATGATTTATTAGAATTATGAGAAAGATAACGAGAGAATCGGTGGTAGCATTTAATAGTGCTACCCCGTTCAAGAAATCGAATACGGAGGTAAAGGTACTTCTAAATGTCACAATCATGGATCTGTTTGGTAACGCAATTGCTTACAGATACAACGACCCTGATAGAACGTTGAGTATCACTAACTGTGGTTGGGAATCACAGACTACAAAAGAACGGTTGAACGGTATCGATGGTGTTCGCATCAATCAAAAGAACGGACAATGGTTTTTAAATGGGAACGAGTGGAATGGTAAACTAATAGATATAGAATGAAGACAATTAAAGAGTTAGATTTAAAGATGCTAAAGATAGCAAAGGCGAACGGTCTAACGATAGATCAGTTCAAGAAATTGCCTAGAAAAAAGTTCATACAAATGTGTAATAAATATAACGGAATATGACAAATATAGCTTATCAAGATGTGTTAGGTGGAAGTATTCAAGTATACTCAGCACACAAAGACTTACCAAAAAATGAGAGAATACAAATTGCTCTTAAAGAGTTATCTCATGTGGGCAATATAAAAATCTTCTTATATAAAAGAAGAAAACTAAGACTAATAAAAACTAAAGGATATTAAAACATACACCATGAATGAAATAGAAAAAGCTAAAGCAATCTTGCGAGAGGCAGGATACTTTGTAGATAACTTATGGACAGTTCAAGATGTTCAAGACAGATATAAATGTGATGACGATACAGCACAAGGAATATTATACGATTCTCTTACAAATGAATACATAGTTGAGAGAATATACAATCAAATTAGTGATTTTGCTGAATGCGAAGGACTTGAAGAAATAGAAGATTAACTAAAAAACAAACACCATGAACGAGAGATTAGAAGAATTAAGAATTGAGCTGAGAGCTGAGAGAATAAGCTACGGAGAATTAGTAGAGCTACAGTGTTTAGCTGATTATATAGATGCTGACGACGTAGAGTTGAGAGGAGCTATAGGATTAGAGGAGTATTAATTAAACTAAAAACCAAACACCATGAGAGTAATTAGAATTAACACAACAGCATTTGAAGAAGAGGATTTCTTCTTATTAACTACACTAACTGACCAGGAAATATCAGATGTAGTTCTACCAATAGTAAACGCAGAGCGTGAAGGTGAGGAGTATTACGATAACGATGTACTTGTTAGTGCATTGAAGGAAAAGCACCCAGCTGAAAGTGTGCATATGATATTAATTGAGGACATAACCATTTAAACTAAACACCATGAATCAGAGAGAAAAATTTCAAGAGCAGATAGCCTTGATGGATATCATTAGAGCAAAGTCGGGCATAAATATAGTGAACTGTGGTCACTGTGGATATATATTATTAATAGATAGAGAAGCAGAAGATGTTGACTGTCTTTATTGCAATAGGGTGATGGATCCAAGTGATTGTCCCGACTATCTATATCATGGACAAGAATTTAACGATGAAAATTCACAATCATGATAGTGTTTATCTTTGTATTGAAGTGTGGCGTGTGGTTCATGGCATTCTTATTATCGGTCGATTATTTATCTAAAAAATTAAAGTGATGAGCAAGTACATGTGTGCAGTAAAACCTTACGGAACCTCAGAGGAGTGGGTGTTACAAGAGTTAGAAGGAAAGAACGACAGCGATAGAGCTATGGAGATTCACAGCTACCTAAAACGTATGGGCGTTCGTTATTATACGGTGACGCACTATTCAGAGCGTAGTGTGGTCGACATTGAAATTGAGGATATTTATTTAAATTAAAATAAGATGGAAGTATTAAACTACATGTACGATAAGTACAACGAGAGAGGAATGAAGGCATTCGAAAAGAGAGTAAAGAACTTTCTATCAGTGTGGTTCCAAGACCAATCAATCACTGCAAAGGAAGTGATATGTCAGAACGCATACATGGAGAGAGGTCATGGTTATGGTAGCTACTACAGAGTAGCTGTAATTGAGATTGACGGAACGTCTTACAGTTTTAGTTCACACACGAATGATTCCCAAGCATGGGACAACTGGAGTGAGCCAACTAGCAAGGACAAGCGAGATATGTTTGAGGCAGTTCTTAACATGGATATTGAAAATTTAATTGAACAAATATGAAAAACTTACATGAATTTGTTGCATCCATCGTTGAGAAAGGTGGAGCAACATTTAGTTATGCGTCTAACTTTATTGGAACTGATGTAGTATTTGAGGATACGATAACAATTTTTGGTAATGATATAACCAAGCAAATTATTGTTGCATCGTTCTTGTCTGAGTTTATACGGAAAAATAAAATTGACATGACTAACACAATAAATCAACTACGAGGTAGTATAAAAAATAAGAAACTGAAATTAGAATTAATTCACGCAAAAATAGAGATATGAGAGTACTAGTAGCTTGTGAAGAGAGTCAGGCAGTAACAATAGCATTTAGAAAGTTAGGAATAGAGGCATTTAGTTGCGACTTACTACCATGTAGTGGAGAGCATCCTGAGTGGCACTTTCATGAGGATATGTTTGAGGTAATCAAGCGAGAGAAAAAGTTTGATTTAATGATAGCATTCCCTCCATGCACTGACTTAGCCGTTAGTGGAGCGAGACATTTCGAACGTAAGATTAAGGATGGTAGTCAAGCGAAGAGCATTCAGTTTTTTATGGACGTTATTAACGCAGACGTTGAATGTATTGCAGTCGAGAACCCTATCGGTATTATGAGTGGTAAGTACAGAAAACCTGATCAGATAGTTCAGCCCTGGATGTTTGGAGATAAGGCTCAAAAGAGTACTTGTTTGTGGCTCAAAGGTCTACCTAAGCTAGTAGCAACAGACATAGTTGAGAAGGGTGAGTTCTTTGAGTTTGTAAGTAAAAAGGGTGAGAAGAAACGTATGCCTATGTGGTACTATAAAGCATTATCTGAGGCGAAAACTCCTGAGCAAAGAAGAACGTTAAGAAGTAAAACTTTCCAAGGTATTGCTGATGCAATGGCGATGCAGTGGGGTAAACATTTTGAGCTATGAATTTAAGAGAGATAGACAGACTGATATCACGTCTGCAAGAGAACACAGAACAGAACGTTGACTTGATAATATTCTATAACAAAAAGAGAACGGATTTGTTACACAAGATATGTGACGAACTAATATTAAAACTAAAGTTATGAAGAGTGTAAAGAAGAACATCAGGATGGGAGGCATTGAGTATGCCAACAGAATGAACGACGTGATGTTGCGAGACAACGTTATATCGGACGGAATGTATACAGAGGCAAGGGAGTTTCTGTCAAGAGTAAGGACGATGATTTTGAACAAGCTATGAGAAAGGTATTAGAATTATTTGCAGGAAGTCGTTCAGTAGGAAATACAGCTGAGGAGTTAGGTATGAAAGTCTTTTCAGTTGATTGGACGGCATACGAAAAAATAGATTTGGCTATAGATATTGAGGAGCTAACTAAAGAACAAGTTCCGTTTATTCCTGACATCGTTTGGGCATCACCAGATTGTACTACTTACTCTATTGCAGCTGTTTCGACACACAGAAGAAATAGAACTGATCCAGTTAGCGAGTACGCAGTTAAATGTGATAACGTTAACCAACATTGGATAGGATTAATTAAGGAGTACTTAGAATTGAATCCTAACTTAGTATTCTTTATTGAGAATCCTCGTGGAATGTTAAGGCACATGCCTTGGATGAAAGAATTCAAGAGACATACTGTTTGGTACTGTAAGTATGGGGACGATAGGGCAAAGCCTACAGACATTTGGACAAACTCTAAAACATGGGTTCCAAGAGATGAGTGTCATAACTATAAGTACGACAAGGAAGGTAATATCATAAATAAGCATTGTCATCACGAGAGTGCTAGGAGAGGAGCCAAGACGGGAACACAAGGACGGAAGGATTCTTACTTCAGATCTAAGATTCCAAAAGAGTTATGTTTAGAAATTTTACAAAATTATATATGAGAAAGGTATTAGGTATAGTAGTCCTATCAATTGGATTGATGGGATGTGAGAAAAAAGATGTCGCACCGAACAATACGTGTAACTGTGGAGTAATCCAAAATGATAACGCATCGAACTTTTCGGTTGACATAAAGAACGACTGTAGTGGAAACGTTCAGACGTTCTATTTGAGTGAGGCTGACTGGATGACGGCATACGTTGGGACGAATTTTTGCATAACTAATGTCGCAAATTGGTGATTAGTGTCGCTGTGTGTCGCTAGAATGTCGCTGGAAAAGTGCCTCAATCCCTTTGTTTATCTACTTCTTTCTCTTTTTAGTGCTGCTGTGTAGTAAGAAGAGAAATAAAAATAAAAAAAGTAGTATTGAGTCCTATTATTGTAATAGGACTCAATAAAAAATTTAAAAACTTTTTGACCGATTTTGCGACACAGCGACATTCACAATCATTCTTCGCTGACTGTCAGCACGTTAACTTATGTTACTTAAACGAAGTTCACGACATTCTGCGACAGCGACCTTAAAATCAGACAGTTATGATAAAGTACATTTTTATAGTGATATTGATGAATATTTGCGTTATATTTGGCGTCGTGTATTCACAACCAATTTTTTGGTTAGGACTTGTGGTAGTCCTGCCGACATTTAATTATTTAATAAAGAAGGCATGAAGGTAGGAGACGAATTAATAATAAGGAACCAGTTGGGAGGTCATCAGTTCTTCATCAACGAGAAGGTTAGGATAACGGACGACATGGGTGGAGGGATCTTCTATGCGACGAACGGGTACTTCACCTGGGCTGTTCAGATAGAGAACTTCGACGTGATGATAGTCATGCCTAAGTTGAGGGCGTTCGTTGTGAAGCAGATGTCAGGTAGTGTTACAAGGATAACCGACCAGTCTAACGGTGACAGTGTATCGTTTGCTAGTTATGGTGACATAATGAACGATGCGTCGATGATACTTTCAAAGAGAGGGATAAATATTGTGTCTTACTCGTTTCTAACAAAGGACAGAGGCATTCTGTTGAGCGACGACATGGACACACCGATTCTTAATGTGTAGGTAAGCTCCCGACGGTAGGTTAAACCGTCAGCTAGTAGCTCAGTGGGGAGAGCGTGTTACTTATGGGTTAGGTAACGAATGACGGACGTTCAATTCGTCCCTAGCAAAAAGTCTTCGTCAAGACTAAGGTCAGGGCAGGGTGATACTTGCCCTGACAACGAGAGAGTGAAAACCAATGGTCAGCTCTAATAGATATGAGGAAAAGCTTTTAGGAAGCAAGTCCAAGTTGATGCGCAAAATTGGCAATGGTGACGAACGGGGAAAGACCCGTACATGGTTGAGGTGGCGTAATGAGGCGAGGTTGCCGAGTCCTATATGGTTGCTTTACGGTTCGAGTCCGCCCTCAACCACCACATGTTTCATGTGTGTTTGGTTAATGTTGATTGGAGGGGTGTGGTGTCCCTCCAATTATTTTAAATTTAGAAAACTATGTGGATATCCCCAATTTTATTCGTACTGTCGGCACTGCTGATGGTATGGTCAGCAGCCAGTGTGAGGGTACACTGGCTTCATCAGATTATATGTGCGATGTGTACCATGTCGCTAGTTATTAACTTATTCTTTAGCTTATGTTATTTCGTTTCGATTATTTAAAGATGGACTACGTTAGAGTCGATCTAAGACCACCTATAGTTGTGGCACTACTGTTTGTATGTTTGACGGTCTTACTGTCGCTTAGACCTACTGAAATCAAGACTAATGTACGGTACGTAGAAGCCGAGATGATTGTGAAGATTAAGGGCATCGAGTTCAGTCCTGATAACTTGCGCAAGTACATTAAGTTGTGTGGGATTAAATTCCCTGATATTGTGTACGCCCAGGCTGTGCTAGAGACTGGAGGATTTAAGTCAACGATATTTTTAGAGAGTAACAATCTTT